GTGCAGTCTCTTGGCCTTTATATTAGCCCATCAAATTGGATTTGGCCAGTTAAGCGGGGGACCCCAGACTAGGACCGGGGTGTCGTCACTCACCCTACAACTCCTGCGGATTGTGCCGACTCAGAATATGGTACGGCACGCATACGGGGTGAGCTCACTACCTAGATGCATGCTACGGTAGTGACGCTCCAAGCACTCCTGTTCATCCGGAGTGACCCCAAATGCAAAATAGAAGGAGGATCGACATTCGGGGTGAACGACCCCATACTGTCGATTGACGCCTGCTCCCAATTGCCTGAATGACCATGGCAACAGCTCCATGGACACAGGTCTTCTCTTACCTGATCGCACATACAACTGGTACAGCTCCTGGAAAACGGGGATCTGGCCCGCCAAAGCCAATCCACCCGTTCCGACTGCATCAAGCCAGCCCTGATATAGGCTGGCGCTGTCCCAGTTCTTCAACATTACGCTATCTTTGACTATTGCGGTGGAGATATTCCTACACATTATCCACTCTCGCCCGTCAAAGATGGGTTTAGTCTGACAAAACTCGAGCTCGCAAAAATCATAAACAGGGGCTTCAACTGTCATATTGAAGCCCATAGACAAGAACCACTCCGGGAGCGGTTCCATAAATTTTGCGAGATCGGACCGTTCCATGAAAACCACACAATCATCACCGTTGTTGGCTAGATGCAGATTGACTCCAGTGTGCACGCCAAAGGCGTGTACCATGGAGCACATGAGTAGGCAATTGCCCAGCGAGGTATTCATATCACCACTCATACGGGTGCCCTCGACGGTGTAGCGAATACGACCATCTGGTACAAACCCATTACAATGGTTCACCTCCTGCAACTTTAACAGTGATGCCAACCGCCGCTTATGCTTCCCCTGGGGGAAACAACGCAAGTACATCTTATGCTCCCAACGAAGGGCATCTAATGATACATGCTGATCAAACCTGGATGCGTCCAGGCCGATCGCGACGGGTTGTCTGAACATTTCCCACTTCTCACGCAGGATCTGTGCAGAACGTGTGGCATTGTACCCCTTAAGCACCGTAACATGACCAAATAAGTCAGCTATGGAGTCGAATATCTTGTGCTCTAGGGGTTTCAAGTAACGGCCAACCCTTATGTTGAATTTAGGATCCCTCGGTGATATAATTCGAGGTACTGGATCCTGTTTCGTTGTACGATCGGTCTTCTCGTACTTTACAAAGACTTGTAGCTTAGCGTCCTCCGCTGGAGTCGACCGCCCTGCACGGATCGAATCTAGCGCTGATTGGTAAACCATCCTCTTGCGGCCCGAGTACATAGCAACAAAGTCGCCATGGCTAACAGGGGCGGTCGAGGGAAGATGTTTCATCAGTTCAGTAGCAGTGGTTGCAAGCCGCTGCTCAAAGACGCGGGGTCCTGGCCTGGGGGGTCTGGTAAACCCTTCCCCCCCTTTGACGAAGAACACCCGCTCAGCCACGCCTCTGAGTAAAGTATCGAGGTCATTTGTGAATGGCTCTATCTCAATGTCAGGGGCAACGCCAGCCACTCTTACGTAGCGCCGCTCCTTGGGGTTCCCGACCTCCCTTTTCCACTGCAAACGGTCCGTGCCGCGCGGCAAATTGAGTTGCTCCCATCCATCAACACAAGAAGTGCCAACGTCAGCGAGTACTTTAGACCTTCCGCAGCCAGAACCAGTGGAGGAGGCCGGGCCCCCCTAGGCGATCAGTTCATACCCGGGGTCGCCCCCGGATGGGCCCAGTATCGCATCCTGGGACCCACCGATCATCCTAAACACCTTACCAAAAACGTTCTCATTCGCACACCGGTCTTTCCATGCCTTGGTCTCTACTGCAAGCTTCATGACACGGAATGCGTTTGTAGGTACGAAGGAGAGGAACAAAGCCCTGTCGATCGCGATATTTTTATCACACACCCGTAAATCTTTATATTTCGGCTCATCAAGCAGTTTCTGGATCCATTTGCGCGTCACTAAGATATTAGCTTCCGACATTTTGCGTTCTCCAAACTTGTTATAAGCAAGCTGCGCAATGCACGCTGAGAAATTTGACCGACGACCTTTTTGTAGTACCGCTTTAGAGCGGCGCACCTTCCCCACTTCAGTTGTTCCTGTGACAGAATTAGTGATTGTGTGGGTTGACTCATAAACGTGCGCATCGACATATTGGTCGGGATCCCCTTTCTCGGCATCCAGTTTGTTGAGGAGGTCAGTCGCGACTTTATTGCGCGAACCCCCCGCAACCACGAGTCCCCAGGCATGCTGCAACCAACGCGCGCCCCACTTCGTGAGGAGCAGAATCTGTTGAGCGTCCGTGGTCATGTCCTTTTGACGGAAGTTACAATTTACCCCCTTACGGTAGGCCCGTCCTTCAAACCCTTGAAAACAAGAGAGAAATCCTCTACGGAGACAACCCGCAACTTTCAACCCAG